CCCGTCACCAGCCCCCGCACCGAACTCATCCGCACCCCCGACACCTGGCAAGACGAAGCCTGGCAGTACTACTCCGACCTCGGAGAATTCCGGTACGCCGCCGACTGGGAAGCCAACATGCTCTCCCGCGTCCGCTTCTACGCCGCCAAACTCGAACCCGGCGAAGACGAACCCGTACGCGCCGAAGCAGGCACCGCCGTCGACCTCATGACCACCTTCGCCGGAGGCGTCGCAGGTCAGGCCCAAATCATGGCCGGACTCGGCACCCAACTGTCCGTCCCCGGCGAGGGCTACCTCATCGTCGAAAACGTCAACGGCATCGAGCAGTGGTCAGTGCGATCCATCGACGAAGTCCGCGCCGCACGCGGCGGGTACGAAGTCATCGACGAGAACAGCCCCAAGACCGGCACGAACTGGCGGCTCCTCGCCGCCGAGTCGATGGCCCCGATCCGGGTGTGGCGCCCAAACAAGCGCTACCACCACCTCGCGGACTCCCCGGCGCGCGCAGCCCGGACGACGATGCGTGAACTGGAGTTGGTAAACCGACACATCGTCGCCCAGTACCTGTCACGGCTCGCCAGCGCGGGCGTGTGGCTCGTACCGGACGAGATCACCTTCCCGGTGCGGGAGGAGTTCGCCGACGCCCCGGACCCGTTCATGGCGGAGTGGATTGAGATCGCATCCGAGGCGATTCGCACGCCGGGTACGGCGGCCGGGGTGGTGCCGCTGCCGATCAAGGTGCCTGCCGAGTACGTCGACAAGATCAAGCATCTCGACTTCACCCTGCAGATCGACGAGAAGATCATCGAGAAGCGCGACTCGGCGATCAAGCGCCTCGCCTCCCAGCTCAACGTGCCACCGGAAGTCCTCCTCGGCATGGGCGACCTCAACCACTGGAACGCCTGGGCCGTCGACGAAACCAGCCTCAAGGTCAACGTCGCCCCGGACGCCGAACTCATCGCCTCGGCCCTCACCACCGGCTACCTCCAGCCCCGCCTCAAAGCATCCGCCGTGGAGGACTGGGCGAACTGGGTCGTCTGGTACGACATGAGCGAACTCACGCTCCGCCCCGACCGCTCCGATGATGCGATCGCCCTCTACGACCGCCTCGAAATCAACGGCGCCGCCCTCCGCCGCGAAACCGGCTTCAACGAGGCCGACAAGCCATCCGACGAGGAGCTGAAGGAACAGGGCCTGAAAATCATCATCAAGACCCTGCCGTCCGGCGGCCCGTCGGCCCTGTCCGAACTCACCGGCGAGAACGTCAACATCACAGCCGTCGCCACCGCGCCCACCGGAGACACGCCTGCACCCGACGCCGATCCGGATCCCCCGCCAGAGGACCGGTCACCGCCAGCCGAGGACGCAGCTCGGGAGGCTGCTGCGGCGGCCCGCTCGGAGCGGCTGATCCAGCAGTCGCAGGCGATGCACGCCGTACGGTTCACGACTGGCCGGCCGCCGGAGCTGCTCCATCCGGGGCTGTGCTCGCAGCACGCGTACTCGTGCCCGTTCACGCATGCGGCGGTGAAGCTCCATCAGTTGCCGCGTCCGGGGACGTCCGGCACGTACGAGGCCAGGCTCTCGCCGTTCGGGCAGTTGGTGATCGGCCAGCGTTCCCCGTACCTGGATACGTCCGCGTTCCTGACTACTGCTTCCTCTCCTCGGAGTTCGAATGGTTACGCTCACGGCCGCCGCTGACGGCTCGCACATGCAGGGCGCGATGATCGCACTGATGCCGACGCCGGAGGATGCGGAGCGGCTGGCGATCGAGGGCGGCGAGGACGCTGAGCAGCTGCACCTGACGCTGTACTTCCTCGGCGACGACGGCAGCGTGTTCACCGACGCCGAGCGGGCCAGCCTGATCGACGTGCTCACCATGGCAGCGCAGGACTACGTGCGCGGCCCCATCGAGGCCCGCATCTTCGGCGCGAACCACTGGAACGGAACCAGTGACTCACCGTCGTGGGTGTGGGCTGTGGGCGACGAGCGCGCCGAAGAACGGGCAGCCGATGCCCCATTGCTGGCCGACGCCTACGAGGCGGCAGGGATCGCGGTCCGGACTGCCGAAATCGACCGCGAAACGCTCCCTGACCAGTACACCCCGTTTGTCGCCCACATCTGCGCGGCATACTCGGACGATCCTGCTCTGCTCTCAGAGCTTGAACGACGCCTCGGCCCGGTCACCTTCGACCGGGTCAGGGTTGCGTTCGCCGGGGATCACACGGACATTCCCCTCGGCGGGTCTGTCACGGCTGCTGCCGGGCCGCTGCGCCGTCAGCCCACCGAACTGGAGACCCGCTCCCGCGTCGACTTCGCCGCGATGGACAAGGCCTGGCACGAAGCAGTGGACGCCACCGTCGAGGCGTGGGCGGAGATCCAGGCGGCGCAGCGGGAGCAGATCACTGCCGCCGTGCAAGCTGCTGCCGAGGCCGACGACCTGGATCGGCTCGACGAGTTCACCGTGGACACCGAGGACGGCGCCCGGCTGCTGATCGCCCGCATGATTGCGTACGCGCGGGAGGCTGGCGAGGCGCAGCAGGCCGAGGCCGAGGCCCAAGGCGTCGACGTTCCCGAGTGGTCGCTGGACGACGAAGCGCTCACCGCCGCCGCGATACGGGACCGGCTGCGACAGATCGGGCGTACGGCCGCCCGCGTGCTGGGGGTTGGGCTGGTGCAGTCCGCGGTCCGGCAGGCGATGCGCGTGTGGGGCTCCGGCTCCGCTGCGCAGGTGGCCGCGCAGGTGGACGAGCACCTTGTGTCGCTGTCGGGTGCGGCGGTTGAGGAGCAGGTGGGGGCGGCGATGACGGCCGCTCAGAACGAAGGCCGCATGGCCGTTCTCGCGGTCGCCCCGCCAGCCGAGTACGTGGCCAGCGAGGCGCTAGATCGGTCGTCATGCAAACCCTGTCGGGACGTCGACGGGACCCGCTACACCACACTGCCAGACGCCCGCACCGCCTACCCGACCGGCGGCTACACCGGATGTCTCGGAGGCTCCCGTTGCCGGGGCACCCTCGTCACCGTCTGGCCGCAGGACAGCGAGCAGGCAGCCGCCGCCGGAATGATCTTGGCTGCGAGCGCGGACACAATGCCGCCGACAACACACAAAGGAGGCGGCGCCGTGCCGTACCGCATCGAGGAAGAGCACCCGGACTGCGGTGCCGACACACCGTTCGCCGTCGTCCAAGAAGGCACCGACGAACTGATGGGCTGCCACGCCACCGAAGCCGCCGCACTGGAGCAGCAGGGCGCCCTCTACGCCGAAGAGGGCGACGACAAGCCACGCGACATGCCCGACGACGACATGGACTACACCGGGCAGACCGCTCCCTGGCGCGGCCCCCTCGCCGTCGAGGGCAAGGTCACCGGTGACGGCCGCGAATTCGCCCCCAACGCACTCACCTGGGCCGAACTGCCGGTCCCGCTGCGCTGGAACAAGGAAGACTCCCACGGCGGCGAACCCCACACCGTCGCCGTCAATGTCGGCCGCATCGACAACATCTGGCGCGACGGCGACCTCATCATGGGCGAAGGCGTCCTCGACCTCTCCGACGAAGACGGCCGCCGCGTCCACGCCAAGATCGAAGGCAAGTTCCTCCGCGGCGTCAGCATCGACGCCGACAGCATCGCCGAACCCGACGTCGAAATGGTCTGGCCCGAAGACATCAACGAGGGCATGGACGAAGAGGGCGACCTGTTCGAGATGCTGTTCGCGCAGCCGGAGAAGATGATTTTCCACGGCGGCCGCATCCGCGCCGCCACTCTCGTCGACATCCCCGCATTCGCCGAGGCGTACATCGCCCTCCTCGACGAGGCCGGCGCGGTCGTGGCCGGCGGGCAGCCGGTCGGAGCCGAGGCCATCAAGGCGGCCGAGCCCGCTCCGGCCCGGCCGCGCGCGGTCACCGCAGCGGTCACCGAACTGTGGCGCCCGCCAGCGGCGTGGTTCTCGGATCCGAAGTTGTCGCTGCCGACGCCGATCACGGTCACGGACGAGGGCCGCATCTACGGGCACGCCGCGCAGTGGGGCACCTGCCACATCGGGCAGGAAGGCACCTGCATTCAGCCGCCGCGCGAGGACGCCCACCCGTACTACCGCACCGGTGAGGTGGTGTGTGAGGGTGGCGAGCGGATGGCGGTCGGTCAGATCACCGTCGGCACCGGCCACGCCCCGCTGAACATGGGGGCGTCTCCGGCGGCCGAGCACTACGACAACACCGGTACTGCGGTCGCGGATGTCGCGGTGGGCAACGACCAGCACGGCATCTGGATTGCGGGCTCGGTGCGGCCGGGCGTGGACCCGCTGAAGGTGTACGAGCTGCAGGCTGCCGGGCAGGTGTCGGGGGATTGGCGGCGGATCGGCGGCCAGTTGCGGCTTGTCGGTCTCCTCGCGGTGAATGTCCCGGGTTTCCCGGTGCCGAAGATGCGCGCGCGGGTCGCGAGTGGGCAGCCGCAGGCGCTGGTGGCGGCTGGTCGTCCGCAGGTGGCGTGGGGTCGGCCGCAGGCTGATGTGGAGCAGGAAGCGGTGCGGATTGTGATGCGGATGCTGTCGCGCCGCGTCCACCCCGGAGGGAGGTGAGTAATCGTGTGCAGCTGCAACAAGAGGCGCCGTCCGGCACCTCCACCGCCGCCCCCTCCAGGCTCTTGACCAGTTAGTTTAACCGGCCCGGCAAACTCATTTGACGTTTGCCGGGCCGTGTGCTATCCGCTAACCTCGCTGCGAATAGGCGCCAAATATGACGGGCGCACACCCCCTCTTCGCAACGGAGGACCACGTGGCAGCCGAAGAGCTCTTCAGTGCCCCGTCCGATCTCACACTCTCCAGCGACACCGAACTCGCCGACCTCGAAACACGCGGAGTCGCCGAGTTCGAACGCGTCCGCGCCATCGACGACGTCGACCCCGACAACCTCCAGTACGCGATGCGCCTCGCCGACGACCTCGACCGCATCCGCGCCGAACTGAGGGTCCGCGAGGTGCGCGCCCAGGCCAACGCCGACCTCCAGCGCACCCGCGTCGGCGAGCAACTCGCCGCCCTGGAAGAGCGCGTCAACGGCACGACCGCCGACCCGACCGCCACCGCCACCGCCGTGGTCGACACTGGCGCCATCGCCGAAGCCACCGCGCAGGGCGTCACCGCCGCGCTCGCCACGTTCATGCTCGACCGCAAGGGCAACGGTGCGGCACGCCCCGCCGAGATCGCCCGCCGCGCCACCGCCTCCCTCGCCGAGACCGCCCGCCACGCCCCCGCAACGAAGGTGCCGCAGCAGCGCCTCGCCATCACCGCTTCCGTCGACATCCCCGGCGTCGCCCACGGCGGCCAGCTCGCCACCTTCGACGCCCTCACCGACGTCGTGACCCGCAAGGCCAAGTCCATGCCGGTCACCCGCGGCAACCCCAACAACCAACTCGTCGCCTCAGTGAAGAACGAGTTCGAGCACACCATCGACGAGCGCACCTCCCCGGCACAGGTCCGGGAACTGTTCGACCACATGACGAGCCCGGAGAAGCAACAGGCTCTCGTGGCCGGCGGTGGCTGGTGCGCGCCGTCCGAGATCCGCTACGACTTCTTCAACATCGCCTGCAGCTCCGGCCTGATCGACCTGCCGACCGTCGGCGTCACCCGTGGCGGCATCCAGTTCCCGGTCTCCCCGTCGCTGGCGGACACGGTCAACTCGATCGCGTTCGGCGGGTTCGCCGTCACCTTCAACGGCGACAGCGTGCCGTGGCTGTGGACCGAGGACGACGACATCGCCGCCGCCACCGGCTCCCCGACCAAGCCGTGCGTCCGCGTGCCCTGCCCGACGTTCGACGAGGAAAGGTTGGAGCTGTACGGCATCTGCCTCACCGCAGGCAACCTCGCCGACAGCGCCTACCCCGAGGCGACGCAGCACATGATCCGGCTGCT